ACAGCGCACCATCGACCAGCTGTATGCGTGGTTGCATTGTGTCTGTCATTCCTATAAAATGGACTCACTGACACAAGGAGAACGACATGCAATGTGCATTTGATGGATGTGAGCGTGATGCTGTATCAAAAGGATACTGTGACAAGCATTACAGAAGGCTGCTCAAGCGTGGTGATGTCAACGACCACGGAAGTCGAAAAGTCGATGATGGCAATGCCGTTGAGCGATTCCACCAAAAGTATGAAATCGATGAATCAGGCTGCTGGATGTGGACTGGTGGGACAAGGCCAAACAGCAAAGGCGTGCCATATCCACGCCATTGGACTGATGACCGAAAGTCAATCGGTGCACATAGATTTTCATTTGAGCTTGTACGTGGTGCGATACCGAAAGGCATGTACGTTTGCCACAAATGCGACACGCCTCTTTGTGTAAATCCAGATCATCTTTTTGTTGGCACGCACCACGACAACATGCGCGACATGGTGCAAAAGAAACGGTCATTTACTGGCCGTGGGGAAAATAAAAAAGGACTGGCGAAGCTGACCAATCAGCAAGCAGACCAGATCAGAAAAATGGATATATCCCATCAAAAACTTGCATCCATGTTTGGCGTAAGTGCAACAACCATTGGTCGAATCAAAAGCAGGGAGAGTTATTGATGCAACTGCGTGAATATCAATCCAGAAGCATAGAAATGCTTTACGACTGGATGTCAAACAATAAAGGACATCCATGTGTCGTTATGCCAACTGGCTCTGGGAAAAGTCATGTTATTGCTGCGCTTTGCAAAGATGCAATTCAAACATGGCCAGAAACACGTATTTTGATGCTGACTCATGTCAAGGAATTGATTGAGCAGAATGCCGAAAAAATGCGGCTGCATTGGCCTGGTGCGCCACTCGGTATCTATAGCGCAAGCGTAGGCAAGCGCCAGCTTGGGGAGCCAATCACGTTTGCTGGGATTCAATCTGTGCGCGACAAAGCAAAGCTGATCGGGCACATTGACTTGATCGTCATCGATGAATGCCATCTTGTGAATCACAAAGATGAAGGTGGCTATCGCAAGTTGATCGGTGAGTTGATAACAGTAAACCCTGCTCTCCGCATTATCGGGTATAGCGCCACGCCTTACCGCTTGGGGCATGGCCTGATCACCGATAAGCCTGCTCTGTTTGACGATCTGCTGGAGCCGGTCAGCATTGAGGAGCTGGTGTTCAAGGGTTATCTGGCCACGCTTCGCTCCAAGATCACCAAGGCCAAGCTGGATGTGAGTGGCGTGAAGAAGCGTGGCGGTGAGTTCATCGAGTCCGAGTTGCAGGCCGCTGTGGATACCGACGACAAAAATCAGGCTGTGGTGCATGAGGTCATGGCCTTGGCCGGTGAGCGCAAGGCGTGGCTGTTTTTCTGTGCTGGAGTGAAGCATGCCGAGCACGTTGCAGAAGTCCTGCGCCAGCAGGGTGTGACCGCTGAGTGTGTGACTGGCGAGACACCGAAAAAAGAGCGCGAGCGAATGCTGACCGACTTCAAGGCTGGCCGCATTCGTGCGCTCACCAATGCCAATGTGCTGACCACAGGCTTCGACTATCCAGACATCGATCTGGTGGTGATGCTGCGCCCGACCATGAGCGCCAGTCTTTATGTGCAGATGGCTGGCCGTGGCATGAGGGTTAAGAGCCACACCGATCATTGCTTGGTGCTTGACTTTGCCGGTGTGGTCGAGTCGCATGGCCCGATCACCAATGTGCAGCCGCCCAAGAAGGGTGGCGATGGGAATGGCGAGGCACCAGTCAAGGTGTGCGATCACTGCGGTGAGTTGGTACACATCTCGGTGATGGTTTGCCCTTCATGCGGTGAGCAGTTTCCAGAGCCAGTCAAGAAGTCGATGGTGTTGCGCAACGACGACATCATGGGTCTGGATGGTCAAGAGCTGGAGGTGACGAGCTGGACATGGCGCAAGCACATCAGCAAGGCCTCTGGCATTGAGATGCTGGCCGTGACCTACTACGGAGGCCTCAGCGATACACCAATCACCGAGTACTTGCCAATCATGCATGAGGGGTATGCCGGTCAGCGTGCGATGAGCCAGCTGCTGAGTATTGCCAACAGCGCCAGCATCGTGCCTGGTGGTCTGAATGTGAAGACGATGGAGGACATGGTGCAGAACATGAACAATGCCACGCCACCAGAGTGGATTGAGTATCGCAAGGATGGTAAGTTTTTTAGGGTAATGAAAAGGAGCTGGGAATGAGCAATCTATACGAAATAATTGAACCAACCTGCATTAGTTTTAGCGGTGGTCGCACTAGCGCCTACATGCTTTACAAGGTTTTGGAGACTCACGACATGAGCCTGCCAGATGAGGCGGTCGTCTGTTTTGCCAATACTGGCAAGGAGGATGAGGCAACCTTGAGATTTGTGCAAGATTGCTCAGAACGCTGGAATGTGCCTATCACTTGGCTTGAATATGTTGACGCAGAAGAAACCAAAGATCGGTGGAAACTAGTGGATTTTGAAACAGCCAGTCGCAATGGTGAGCCATTTGAAGCGCTTATTAGAAAGCGCAATTATTTGCCAAACCCTGTGTCTAGGTTTTGCACCGTTGAACTTAAAGTCAGAACAATTCATCGTTATCTGAAAGCTAATGGCTGGACAGAATGGGCTTCCATGCTTGGGATTAGGGCTGATGAACAACGTCGATTGGCCAAAATCGGCAATCAAGACTATGGCAAACATGAAGAAAAGATTGCCCCATTAGGCCGCCTTGGAGTAACAAAAGAAACTGTTGGCGAGTTCTGGCGTAACCAACCTTTTGACCTAGGCCTGCCAAATAACAATGGCGTGACCATGCATGGCAACTGCGATTTGTGCTTTTTGAAAGGTGGCGCTCAAATTTTAAGTTTGATTCAAGAAAAACCAGAGCGAGCAATTTGGTGGGCAAAAATGGAGGCGTTGGCGTTGGCGTCCAAGCCAAGCGGTGCGGTGTTCCGTTCTGACCGTCCATCATATGCTTCGATGCTTAAATTTTCAGCAAGTCAAACAGATATGTTTGACCCAAATGAAGAAACAATTTCATGTTTTTGTGGGGATTGAAATGACAGTTGAAGAACAAATGAACAGAATGCACAAACTGAAAATTTGTGATGTGTGCAATCGAGAGGCTGATCCGCTTGGCGGTGTCAGCGTGCGCACCAAGTGGCATTGCGCTCGTTGCTGGGTGAAGTTAATGCAGCGAGGTAGCAAGTCATGAGCCGACCACCAGAGCCGCAATTTTTGGTTGACTACCGCGAGTGGATCAAGGCTGGCCCACCTAAGTGCTGCCACACCTGCGAGATGTACGGCAACGATGGCCTGTGCACCGAGTTCTTCATGACACCGCCTGCCGAGTTCGCTGCCGAGGTGGATGCCTGTCCTAAGTGGGAATGCGAGGTGCCATTTTGACCACCGACCGCATACCAACTGAGCATGAGGAGCAGCGCGAGCTGGTGCGCTGGTTTCGCCAGACTTGGCCAGGCGTGCGCATTTTTGCGATCCCAAATGGAGGCCATCGCAGTCCGGCCACCGCTGGCCGCTTGAAGGCTGAAGGCGTGAGCAGTGGCGTGCCTGATCTGTTCATTCCTGCTTGGGGGCTTTGGGTGGAGATGAAGCGCAGCAAGGGTGGCAGCCTGAGTGCCGAGCAGAAAGACTGGATTACATATCTTGAAAGTGTGAGATTCTGTTGTATAGTGGGAAAAGGTGCTGATGATGCCAAGGGCAAACTTCAGGCCTTTTTCAATGAACAGAAGGACACACCATGACCTCAAAAATCAAAGATCGATACATGACCATTCGGCTTCCTGCCGACATCGAGCGTGAGCTGCGCAAGATGGCCGAGCGCAACACGCGCACTCTGGCCGCGCAGATTCTGCACTGCGTCAAGATGGAGATGGAGCGCCAGCAAGCACAGGAGGTCAAGTGATAAAAAAGCAGATTCATATCAGCATTGAAACGCTGATGCACAAGTGGCCGGTGTTTGGCATTGGCTTTTCTGGTGGCGAGTTTTTTGTCTCGCTGTGGCTTGTTGATGTGCGCATCTGGAGGGGTTACTGATGCAAAAAAAGAAGCGCCAGCAGCGAAGGAAGTACTACACCATCATGGACGAGATGATGGCCAGTCCCACTGAGCCATTGCCTGTTGCGCACCGCACGCACCAGCTCACCATGATGTATGAGGGCTTGAATGCAATGGAGACAGCGCCAACACCAACCACGGACGACTGGCGTGTGGTTTCCGATGCGGTCAACCTCATGGAAACGCTGGTGCTCGACATGAAGGTCTGCGAGGATTCTGGTGGCCTGCTAATGGATGCCATTACCGCTTTGGCGGTCGCTGGCAAGCGAAACAGGGCCGGTGGCACCATTCGTATGGATGGGGCAGGAATTCAGGCTGTACGCGCCCTTTTGAGCGACTATGCCGCCCTTCTTGAAGTATTGCCTGCTCGGGTGATGATTCGTTGCCACAGATTGACCGAAAAACGACTGCATGACCTGCTTGATGGCAAGCGCAGGCCGCATGATGTGGAGATCACATCGATCTAGGGTTTGTCCCTAGTTGCATTGATTGTGGGACTTCGTGGTATAGTGTGACCACATTAACCAACCAGCAAGGAGCTGATCGTGAAACATTCAAACTTTGAAACACCTCGTAACTTCGCAGACTGCACATGGGTGCAGGGCTATGGCCGCGAGGAGCCGCTTTGGGAGCGCGTGGCAGGCTATGTGTTGGCCTTTGCCATTGGCGTTGGCTTTGCCTGCCTTTTGGTGGCTTGGTGGTCATCGTGAACTGCTGCGACGATTACGGAAATTGCAGACAAGGCCGTGACTGCCCTGTGCGCATTGCTCATTCTTTGCATCCTTCAACATCTAAGCGCCTTCTCAGGCGCTTTTTTTATTGGCTGTTGGTCGCCATCCTTGGCGTGCTGTGGATAACGCTTTTGGTGGCCTGCACCTACGCTTACACAAACTGACGAGTGCCAGCCTTGTCGATGATAAGCGCCTGCTTGCGTGGGCTGGTGTCTTCGCTGTTTGGCACGCTAATGTGAGTCCAGCGATCAAACTCGCGGATGATCTGGTCGTATCCAATGCCACTGGCCACGATCTTGCGCACCACCTCGTCTGGTGTCATGCCTGGCACCTTGAAGTCGGCAGCGCAGCCAGTGCGGTGCTGGCTGGTGTCTTTGCTTCCCACCGCATCATTAACCAGCTTTGTGCGCAGGCCTGAGCTGATCATGATTGGCTTGCCGCCAAGCACCACCTTCACCTGCTCCAGAAAGTCTGCCAGGCGCGTCAGGTTGGCCAGCTCAGTGTCATTGGGGCTGTTGTCCCAGCCGTTGCGTTCTGCGGTCTCGCTGGCGGTCAGTTCTTCCAGCGTGAAATGTGGCGTGAGGTTCATTTTTTGCTCCGCAGGTCTGCAAGTTTCTCAACGGTGCGGCCACCAAAGTAGGCCAAGAAAATAATCTGTCCCCACTGGCCAAGCAGCTGGACGTAGGATTCTTGAGCGTTGTAGCCAAATGCTGACATGGCTGTGAAGATAAAGTAGGCCACGAAGATGGCTATTAAGGCCATAGGTCGAATATTTTTAGACAGCCAAGAGTCTGACCCCATGTCTGCCTGCCAGCGGTCTGTGGTGTTCTGTTGCTCTACCTCAAACAGCTTGGTTTCGTTGGCCATCTTTGCCAGCTCACCTTCTTGTGCCAGCTTTGCCAGTTCCAGTTGCGCTTTGGCCTTAGCCTCTGGGTCTGGAATCAGTTTGTCGATGAGCTTGCCGCCCACGTTCAGAAGTGCGTCTATTCCGATCATCTTAAAGTCCAATCATTCCAAGAAGTTTATCTACAATTTTCTTTGCCAATTCATCCGGCAAGTACTTGAGCAGGCCAAGCACCCACCACGCCACGCACAAGCGCACGAATATTTTGAGGAATTGATCAAATTGCTTTTGGTACTCATTCATCGCCCACAGCGCGTCTTAGCGCACAAGTCTTGAATTTCGGCAATACCCCAACCGACTGCACCTAAAAGCATCACGATCACGACAATGCCAATAGCCCACGCCATCTGCTCGGCTTCTTCTTCTTTACGTTTCTTTTCATCCGCTTTGGCTTGCCTGGCTAAATGAGCGTCTTCAATGTCCATCTGCTGCTGGCGCTCTTTGATCTTTTGCCATACATCAGCGCGGCCAGTGGCTTGAAAAAGCATCATCAACTCGGCCTCGAAGCGCTTGGCCTCATCGAGCGCCATCTCGATCTGAAGTGCTGTACCAAGGTTTGACTTATTGCCAGAGCGTTTGGCTTCCACCATAGCTTTGGTGGCCACGCTTTTGGCATCAAACATCTTAGCAATAGATGGTGCTAAACCAGCCAGATCATTTGCGACCTTGCTGGCTTTTTTGACCACGCTAATCGCGCTTTGTAGCCCTGCTAGGGCTGTCATGGGATCGATCATTTTCGCTCTACCTTTTTCCACTCAAGGCATACTACTTTGCGATTAAAAACATCACCCGTCCATGCCCAACGAACGCATCTATATTCAGTTGATGAGGCTTGCGATAGCATTAAAGCAATCGCAAGTCCATATTTCAATGCTTCCAATAACTTAGGAAGTAACCTAACACAGCAGAAGCACCTGAGACCACGGTCATGCCAAACCAAAGGCCTCCACGACCTTTGTTGGCTAGTGCCACCAGTTCTTCGAGCTGGCGCTCGACCTTGTCCATCTTTTTGTCCATGTCCTGAACTTTTTGCCAGAGCACGCCATATTTGACGAGGTCGATCTCGTTTCCTTCTACTGCCATTACCTCAATCTCCATCATTGTTAATAATCAAAATGAATTCAAAGATTGTGCAAGGCCTCGCAATACAAACATGCTCAACTCGTCAGGACGGAAACCAAATTTATCTCCGGCCTGTCGTATCAAACGCGATTCGTATTTTGGTTCTGCGTCTTCTTCTACTTCAATTTCTATGGTTTCCATGACTGGTTGCAAGTACATCATTTGCACTTGACCATTTTCACCATCTACCAAAACTGGCTGACCTTGCTCGTCAAAAACAGGATGCTCAACAAAAACACCTTCGGCTGTTTCAACTTCATTTGTCACCAAAACTGCCACGCCATCTATCATCTTTACATCAGAAAAGCGTTGAAGTTTTTTGACCGTTTTTTGGCGTTCGATTGATTTTAATTTTTTGACTTTTTCACCTTCATTTATCAAAAAATCTTTGTATTCGTCATCCCATTTGTCATAGCAAATAAATGCATACCGCATGGGATCAAGGCCATTGGCCTGCATTATTTCCATGACGCGCTGAACGGTTGTTCCGCAATGCAATCTGGCTGTTGACTCGCCTTTTGATTCAACTGCATCCAGAAACTGGTATGTGCCGATTTCATTGGCAATCTCGATAGCAGCTTTGATTTCTGCCTCAGTCAATGGACTGATAGCGGTCTTGGCGCGTGCATCTGAAGTGTTAATCGTTCCGGTGGCTGCGTAGACAACAGACCAGCGCTTACTGGAAAGACCAGAACTGATTGTGTTGTCGCCACCAGGATAAACTGCTGAAGGTATGAATACACACGATGGATTGGAGAACGTGGTTCCACCTGCCGCAGTTGAAGGTGTGATCTCAAATGCGTCTGCTACGTTGTATTGAGCGCCAAGCAACCAACTAAGTCTAGTCGTGGCCGTGAGCATTTCAATGCCTTGGCCTGCACCGCCAGTGGTGTTGGTCATTCGAAAGCCTGGAGCACCGTCTTGCTTAACTTCAAGTCTACGCGCAGCAGTTGCTAATGTATTAATGCCAACAAACTGATTGGACGACACCCGAGCTGCTTCAACACTAGTGCCACTAGTATTCATTGTATTGATCGTAAAACGACCAGGCACAATGTTTGTCGATACAGCACCATCAACGGCTGCGCCAATGCGAGCTGAGTCAATAAAACCAGTACCGTCTGCACCACCAAAATGCAAAATACCAATATTGTCACCAGATGCCAGCGCAGTGTTTGTTCCTTTGGTTGTCGATTTGCTGCGGTTGATCTGAATACGAGGTACGCCACCAGAGGTGTACCCATAAACTCCAAATCCAGTGGAGTTGGTATCACCAGTAACTGCTTGATAAGGAGGCGTGTATCCACTAACGCCAGCAATCGCAGTGGTGTATCCATTCACAAGGTTTGTGCCATCAGATCGGAAGAGCACACGTCTGAACTCCAGTCACATATGTA